ACGATTGCGCGGATCGAGGCGGCCGAGAAGAAATTGCGCATGACGCTGGGCGGCGGATTAGTTGACGTCATTACGGCGGCTGACGACAGAGTCTGTGATGATTGCGACGATATCGCTGCGGATGGTCCGTATGAGTTGGCCGAAGCCGAGGGGCTAATTCCGGCCCATCCCAACTGCCGTTGCACGTTTACGCCGGCGGGCAAGTACGAGAAGGACGCGCAGCAACTTGGGACTCTGATCTCGCAGACGACGCACATTGAGGGCACGGTCGAGCAGAGCTATCCGGAATTAACAAACAAAAAAATTTCTACAAAGAAACGGCGACGCAAGAAACAAACAGGTACGTATAAACCAGATTTATAGCGCATCATTGAAAAGCGTCTACAAGTCGCGTATCAAGCAAATAATGCCTACCACAGCCGGGGTTCGATGTTGTTGGCCGTCGCTGGACGGCTGCGGAGCGGAACCGTTTCTATGCCCGGCAAAGGCCCCGGCCCATCTATTAAGAACCCTGCAGTTTACGAAGCGCTGAAGAAGAAGGGCTACTCCAAGTCCAGCGCGGCGGCGATCTCCAACGCACAATCCGACGACGACGAAGAGATGGGCGACGGCGCCTCGATCGAATGGATCGCACGCGCAAAGGATCAAGCCATGCGGGACAAGGAATTCTCGGCCGAGCGGCGCAAGACGTTAGCCAAGAGCGGCAAGGCCATGCCGGGGGGCGGATTCCCAATCGAATCCGAACAGGATCTCAGGAATGCGATTCACGCCATCGGCCGCGCATCGAATCCGGCGGCGGCGAAGGCGCACATCAAGAAACGCGCGCGAGCTCTCGGGAAGTCCGATCTCATTCCTGAGAACTGGGATGCGTTGTCGGTCGAAGACACCAAGAGCTGCCCGACGTGCGGCGGCGACGGCGTTCTTGCCAGCGGCAGCATTTGTCCGACCTGCGACGGCCAGGGGAGCATCCAGCCGGCAGAGCCCTACGTCAAAGGCGTCGGGCCCGCTGGCAAGGTGAACACGCGTCTTGCCGTTCCTGCCAATCATCCTGGCAACGGTGGCGGCGGGGATGAGGACACCGAGCGACAGGCACTGCAGGCGATTGCGCGTCATGTTCGCTTTGGCAAGAAGATCAAATCGATGATGGCGGGCGAGGGATTGCCGCCGAGCCTCGAGGATGCGCTACCGCCGCAGTTCCCATGCCCCGCCTGTCATGGCACCGGCAAGGATCCGGATGCCGATAGCAAGCTTCCGGGCGGCCGCTGCGATGCTTGTGGCGGGACCGGCTATATCGATCCTCCCAACGATAACAGTAGCCATTGGCGCGAGGACCCGGGCCCATATCCGACGGGAAGGCTAGAAGTCGATCGGCGCCGCCCGCCCGATGACGATGACGACGACGATGATGACCTAGAGGACAGCATCATTGCGGACGTTGGCTGGACAGAAGAGGCCCGCGCCGCCGCTGCAGCGGCAAGGCAACACAAAGCTGCTGCCGACAGACATAATATGCATGCGAACACCAGCGCAAAAACGGTGCAGGAGAGAGGTGAGCATCGGGAAGCCGCTCAGGCACATAAGCAGGCCGGCGATTTATATGAGAAAGCCTCTGGCATCCTGCGTCGAGGTGGCAATGCCAACGGGGCTTTGGAGAAAGCCAGAACCGCTGGGTCGTTGGCCAAAGTCACAAGCTCAAATATAGGGTCGCGCCATTTCTTCCACGGAAGAGATGCTGAAGCGCCAATGGCGATGCGTGACAGCATCAGGCTCGTCGTTGACCAGGGCAACATCCGCAAGAGCAAGGACGGCTATCTGGTCGCCTCGGCGCGGATCGCGCGCACCGGGATTCAGCTCTACGACGGCCGCGAGGTCGGCAGGCCGGATCTCGACACGGTGCGTGTCTATCGGCCGCCTGACGAGGTCTTCAGCAAGAAGACCATGCAGAGCCTCGCGCACAAGCCGATCACCCTCGAGCATCCGCCGCAAATGGTCGATGCAGGCAACTGGGACAAATACGCCATCGGCCACATCGGCGATGAGGTGACGCGCGACGGCGACACCGTGCGGGTGCCGATGGTGATCATGGATGGCAAGGCCATCAAGACATACGAGCGCGATGGCGTCTGTGAATTGTCGGTCGGTTATTCCACCGAATTGAAGTGGGGCCAAGGCGCCACCCCCGACGGCGAAATCTACGACGCGATGCAGACAGCGATACGCGGGAATCATTTGGCGGTCGTCCCTGCCGCCCGAGGCGGATCGCGATTGAGAATCGGGGACGATCAGCAGAAAGGGAAACCCATGGCGCAGATCTTGATCGGCGACCGGCTTATCGACTTTGAAAGCGAGGCCCAGGCCAAGCACGTGAAGGACTATATCGCGTCGATCGCCGACGTGAAGAAGAAGGACGCGGACGAGGCCGAGGAAGAGCAGGAAGAAGAGAAGAAGACGCGCGGCGAGAAGGACGCGGCATTTGCAGCGCTCAAGGGCGAGAACGCGGTGCTGAAGAAGCAACTCGAGGACGCGCTCGCCAAGTCCGATGTGAAGGCGCTCGATGCCCGCGCCAAGGAACGCATTGATCTGTTGCTGAAGGCCGACGCGGCCATGGAAGGGCGCGGCAACTTCGACGGCAAGGAAGACGCGCAGATCCGACGCGAGGTGGTCACCGCCAAGCTCGGCGATGCCGCCAAGGATCTCTCGGACGCCGAACTTGTTGGTGCGTTCCGCGCGGTGACGGCGAATCTCAAGCCGCGTTCTGGCACCGACCGACTCGCTGACAGCCTTTCGCTGCTCGGCCAGGGCGGCGGCGCCGATCAGAACAATCCCAAGGCACTCAAGGATGCTGCGTATCAAGCATACGTCAAACGTCAGCAGGACGCATGGAAGACGACTCCATCTGCTGTCTAACCGCAGCGATAGGGACAATTCCAGCAAACAGAAAGGAGCGGGCTCATGCTACAACCAGCCCCGGTACAATCCACTTACACTCGCTATCAGCCTGTCGGTCAGCCCGGCATGCTGGCCGATGAGACCAACTTCGTCGCCGATACCAAGGTCGTGGAAACGGCGGCGGGCGTCGGCTTCGGCCTCGCCGTCAGCCAAGGGACCGGCGATCGCGGCTGCATCATCGGCGGCAGTAACTTTGTTGGCGTTACCCGTGCGGATCAGACGCTGGCGCAGGCAGGCGGCATCACCAGCGTCGACGTCTATTTGCAGTACGACAATGCTGCCGTCGTATCGATGGGCGACATCTGGGTGAACTGCTACGCCAGTGTCACGCCTGCCACGACGGTGACGTTTAGCGCCTCGACCGGCCAACTCGGCCTTGCAGGCACCACCATCACCCACGCGCGCTGGATGACGTCAGCAGCAGGATCGGCCGGCACGCCTGTCGTTGCCGTCCTTCGGCTCGGCGACATCTCGAGCAGGTAGGAGGTAGCGATGCGCCTTGATGTATATGACAATCCGCAACAGGCTCTCGGCTTCCTGACCTCGCAGACGGCTTACATTGAACAGGAAGTTTACGAGATTAAGTATCCCGAGATTATCTATCAACAACTAATCCCGATTGATAGCTCGGCGGGCGAGTGGGCGAAAACCATCACCTACTTCTCCTTGGACAAAGTTGGTCAGGCTCAATGGCTGAACAACGGCGCCACGGATATCCCGTATGCCGATGTCAATCGCCAGAAGTTCGAGCAATCAATCGAAATGGCGGGCATTGGTTACAACTACACCCTTGAGGAACTGGGTGTAGCGATGATGATCCCGGGCCTCAATCTCACGGCAGAGCGGGCAGAAGCCGCACGGTTTGCCTATGAGATGTTTATGGACAACCACGCCTATCGTGGGTCTACCGCGAAAGGCATCACCGGATTGTTCAACAATCCGTATGTCACCGTGGTGACAGCGGCGACCGGGGCCTCGGGTTCGACCCACTGGTCGGTGAAAACCGCCGACGAGATTATCTCCGACGTCCAGAACGCACTGACTGGTGTGTATCAGGGATCGTTGACGGTCGAGATGGCGGACACCGTGTTGCTGCCCATCGGCGAGATGCAGAAGCTCGCCAACATCCGCATTCCGAACACCTACGGCAACGCGCTGGATTATCTGGCTCGTTACAACCTCTACACGTTCAACACCGGCGCGCCGCTCACCATTCGCGGTGTGCTTGGTCTGGACAGCGCAGGTGCCGACGGCGGCGGACGCATGATTGTGTATCGGCGCGATCCTCGAGTCTTAAAGCTGCATGTGCCGATGCAACATCGGTTCCTGCCAGCATTCCAAAGAAGCGCGATGCAGTTCGATATCCCGGGCATCTTCCGCGTCGGTAGCGTCGAAATCCGGCGCACGGGTGCCGTTCGGTACGTCGATGGAATCAGCGGCGTAGGATCGCCGTAAGCCGTAGCCAGGCCTGATGGCCCAAGCGGGTGCGAGGCCCGCATCTACAACATGGAGGGCACAATGCCACGCAATCCGTCCGTCGGGCGCGGCCCGGCCGAGTGGAGAAACGAACCGATGGTTGAACCGACACCGCGCGAGGAGAAGCTTGCTGAGCTCGCCGAGAAGGCGAAGGACGTGAAGCCGGTGACCTACAGCATCACCAGCACCAACAAAACCGCAACGCGGGTTGTGCATGACCATCACGGCAAGGTCGTCACCATCCCGCCTGGCGAGACCAGGGAAGGCGTCGAGCTGCGCCCCGACATCGCCGAGTACCTCGGACGGGGCGACCTCACTCTCACCGCAGGATAGAAACCAATGGCCATCGCAGGCACCACCGAGACCTCGATCCTTCAACTGGTGTTCAACGCAACGGCGTGGGCGAACTATGCGGACAACGCCGCCAGCACTCCGCAGACCAACATCTCGATTGCACTGCATACGGCCGATCCCGGCACGGGTGGCTCGCAATCGACCAGCGAGGTTGCCTACACGAGCTACGCACGCGCGTCCGTAGCACGCACCACGGGCGGCTGGACGATTACCGGCACCGGGCCCGCATCATGCTCGCCGGTGGCCAACATCACCTTCCCGGCAGGCACTGGCGGCACGGGAACCGTCACCAACTTCTCGACCGGCAAAACCGGCGGTGGCGCA